TTGGCGATTCAATGATAAGTGAATATCGCCCCGGTGATATGATTTTTGTTGACCCGGAAGTCCCAGCTGTTCATGGCGATGATGTTATAGCCATCATGCATGACTCGGGAGAAACAACCTTCAAACGGTTGATTGAAGATAGCGGGCAAAAATTTCTCAAGGCACTGAATCCTAATTGGCCCGAGCCTTACGTCAAAATCAACGGTAATTGCTCAATCATTGGGACAGTTATTTTTTCAGGAAAACCAAGACGATACATAAATAGAGTATGATGAAACTATTTTAAACCTGCTTCGGCAGGTTTTTTTGCGCTTGACAGTGTACCCATGAGGTACATAATGTACCTGTAAGCAACAGCGAACAGGTTTGAACTAACCCGGAAATATCGAAGGTACTAAATGCATAACCTGCAACCTCGTCAATGCTTAGCTCTTTAACAATTTGGACACTTACAGCGTCAATGACCTGTTTAGACCCCTACACGTAAACGTGGCGTAGCACCAGGCGCGATCCGGTTGGTGTGAGGTTATCCCCGCGCGAGAGCGAGAACGGCGTGAGAATGGGCAACACTGGTGGGTAGTTGGCGCTGATACAACTGAGAGGAGTAACGATTATGAAGTAGTAATGCGGATAGACCGTAATTGGATGCCTTTTAAGGCAGCGTGACGACGGCGTTAATCAGGTCGGGTTCCCACGGCGACGTAGTGAGGGAAAGGAGGCTTAAAGCATCACTGAGTAACCGGTTAGCGCCCGGTTAACGCGTAAGCAGCTTAAATGAATTGATGTGATTTAATCCAGCCCCTTCCGTATGAGGGGGTTGGGCTGAATCCACCAGCAAAAAAATAACGATTATGTGGATGAAACATAAATCTATTTACTTAGATATTGGCCTCGGCTTTATCTCAATATTGTACGGATCAAAGCAAGTCACCAATTCAGTCCAATAAACATCCTCAATAGGAAACAAAATAACCGCCCCTTTCCACCGTGAAAAGGTTTTGTTTAGCACACCAAGCTGGATTAATTCTTCGATGTGAGGGAACACGGCTGTCGTAGTTACCTCTTGGCGACCGTCACTAAGCGCTGCGCATAGAACCATTGATTGTGCTTCCGTTAGATTTGCGATCACTGTGCGAATTTTGTTGTCTCTTGCTCTGCGTTCCCGCTTTCTTCGCCTGACGTGGTAGCGATTTAATGCAAATTTAAAACCCTTTTGAGTATTAATGGCTGATAAAAAGGCTACGGAAAAAATCAACAAGTGCCAAACATGAGGTATTCCTGTTTTTTCATCAATATAAGCAGCCCATGACTCTGGGATAAGCACCAAAAGTGCAACCCAAATGACGATCATGTACATGGTTCTTTCCAGAGGTTCATTGCTGAACACTTTCCCGAGAATTACGAGTGGGTCCATTTCTATGCTCTCAAACTGTTGGGGGTTTGATGATCATACATGAATTTCTCGCAACGGGGGGGGAGGGCTTTTTATTAATCTTATCTTTGGCGGCTATCTGGTCTTCAACCGACTCACAGGAGGAAGAGGATAATGTTCTGATGGGTAACCGCCCTTTTTATTCAATGTGTCCGCTCCCGGTGTTGGCTGGGCTGCCCAACCCAGCGCGGGTTCAACTCCTGCCGGATACCTAATTAATCGGTGATTTATATGACCTTCCGTAACGTTAATTTCCCTTACGGCGATCTGATGCGCGTCCCTCGTGGTGTGCAGGCTGTTCGCAACCCTAAATCATTCGTTCGCTTCTGGCGGCAGAGCTGGCTGTACAGGCTTCTTACCCAGAAAGGCGATCCTTGCTGATAACTGGAGATAATTATGTCCGAAACCAAAAATACCACGCCGTTTAGCCAGCAGCTGGCGTACATCAACAAAGGCACTCTCGATGCCGAGCTGACCGAAGCGCTGGCAGAAGTCATCAAGGCTGTACGTGAAACGGGTAAAAAGGGAGCTGTGACCCTTACCCTTAACTGTTCAATGCTGAATACCCGTGACGAAAACACTATGAAGGTCACGCCAAAAGTAACCCGCACTATCCCGGAACTGGACCGCGCCGATACCATCATGTTCTCTACCGCTGATGGCGATCTGCTGCGTGATGACCCGGCGCAAGTTCAGATGGATTTGAAAGTTATCGAACAAGCACCGCAAGCTGCGCCTATTAAGCTGGCTCAGTAATCCCACCCTCTTTTTCAACACACCTCTCTAAAGGAATTATTCAATGTCTCAAATTGAAGGCTCTGCCGTGCACGACATCCGCGATCTGGTTGCTGCAACGCTGAAAACTAATACCGACATCCCGTCCGTCGTCGTCCCGGATGGCTTCGATATCAAATCGCTCGAAAGCCTCCAGATTGCCCCGTCTCGTATTCGCCAGAATACAAACCTGATTTCCCCCGGTTCGCTAATCGCATATATCCAGCGATTCCGTGATGCGCGTTCTGTTGTTTTCGCCGACAAGACCAAAACCCGGATCGTCGCGGTGCTGGACTTCCACCAGGACGCCGATAACCCCCACTGGGGAATGCACAAAGCAGTTTATGACTGTCCTTTCTCTGATGACTGGAAAGCATGGGTGGGGTCTGATGGTAACAAGATGAATCAGATCGACTTCGCTGAGTTTCTGGAAAACAGCATCCAGAACATCGCGCCGATTAGCGATAACTATAAAGGCCCGTCCGGTACCGATCTCCTGGAAATGGTACTCGCCTTCCAAGAGACAAGGAAAGTTGAGTTCAAGTCAGTTAAGCGCCTGCAGGACGGAACCTGTCAGTTCCAGTACAGCGATGATAAATCCGGCTCAGGTAATACCAAAATCCCGGAAAAAATCAGCCTGGCAATCGCGCCTTTCCATAATGGCGCACCGTACCAAATCGATGCGCGCATTCGCTATCGCCTGCGCGACGGTCAGCTGGTCCTCTGGTATGAGCTGATCGAGCCGAAAAAAATCATTGAGCACGCCTTCCAGGAGATCGTAGCCGATATGGAAAACCAGCTCGGCGATGAACTGCCTATCTACGAAGGCTCCATCTAACCCATCCATCCCGTGTGTTGTTTTATGCGCCTCCATGTGGGGCGCATAGCGAAGCACTCCCTAATTCAAAAAGGTGACCATATGCCCAGCTTAGGCCAGCTCTATAACGATAAAGAATCCGGGTTAACTACCCGTAAAACCTATAACGTCCCGATCGCCTCAATTTATGCGGAAGAAGGTTACAACGTTCGCGAACTAAATCAGGCGCATGTTGATGAGTTCCGCGATGCGTTTATTGCCGGTGAATATATTCCGCCGCTGGCCGTAGAAGTTACTGAGCGTGGTGTGAAGGTGATCGACGGCCACCACCGCTATCACGGTGCGCTCGCCGCAATCGCTATGGGACACGATATAGTGCGCCTTGAGTGCAAAGATTTTGTTGGTACTGAGGCCGATAAGATCGCGTTTATGGTGACTAGCTCGCAAGGGCTGGCACTTACTCCCCTTGAACGTGGTGCGGCGTATCACCGCCTACAGAATCAGGGATGGAGTCCAGCAGAGATTGCCGTAAAAGTTAAGCGTTCAGAGTCCGATATCCTTCAACATCTCCAGCTTCATGAATGCACCCCGTATATCAAAAAGCTGGTTCGCGATGGCTCTATGAACTATGCAATTGCGATTGGCATTTCTCGCGAACATGGCGTTTATGCAGACCGGGAAGCCGCCAGGCTGATGAAAAAAGCAGAAGCAGCCGGGAAAACGAAAGTCACAAAGAGCATCGCCAAGCCACAATTCAACGCAGGAAAGGCGCGGAAGTTTCTGGAGATCATCTCATCATGCAAAGAGACCACCAGCGGCGGACTGATTATTGAAGTACCACCAGCAATGCAGGCCGAAGTGCTGTCGATTCTTCAGGAATTCCGCTACGAAACATCGGCACCTGGGGAAGACGAGCAACACAATGAACAGGCCTCATCATCTGAAGAAAGTGATGCCGCATGACAGAAACTATCCTCAAATGCCCTACCTGTGGGGCTTTACCTCAATTCTCCTGGCATGGTCATAGCCCCTATATGCGTTATGGGGCTTTGCAATGTCCGCACAAACATCATTCTGTAAAGGTGACCTACCACGCCGATAGCATTGGTGCCGCGCGATTGAATCTGATTCAACAATGGGAGGTGTTAGTAAATGATTTTCAAAATTTACCGTGATCCCATTCTGCGAAAGACATTCATCCTGGATGCAATAGTTCTGGTTGGAGCGGCATCGCTTTCTGCACTGGGAATATGGCTGGTCAATGAATGGGTGGCAGCATGAATGTCAAATGCTTAAAAGATACCGAAGGATACTGGACTGAAGGTGAAATGTATCCGGCCCGTGTAGTTGCTGGCGGTTTTGTTCAAGTTGGCGACGATGACGATCCTAATGGCGAAGGTTGGAGCGCTGCACCACAGGAATATCGTGAAGATGGTTCGATCGTTTATCAGGTCGGTGGGATTGAGGGTGATGTGTTGTTCGAGGAGGCCAGCCATGACTGATATCACCGAGCTTACTAGCGTACAAAAAAAAGCAAATATTCACCGTTTATCTAGGCTCATTGCCTATGCATCTAACGACGAATTGCGGCAAACGGCTGTTGAAGTTGAGCATTACACGGATCAGCTCATAGACGCGCTGGAGAATGCGCAGCGTGCCAATAACTCAGCACCAGCCATTTTGCGCCAGCTTGCTGAAGAGAAACAGAAACGCGGCGAAGTGGCGGCAGCTACTGCATTTAACTACGCAGCTTCGGCACTGCAAAAGGAGTTATCGAAATGAGTAATTCTCAGCTAACAGAAAAGCGTGCCCGCCTGCGCAAGGCAGCACAAGACTATCAATCGTCACTGTCGTGGTATCAAGAAAATCTCGATAGTCCAAACGCTGAACAGGATTGTGATGAGTCTTCGGCGGCGTTTAAGCGCGAAATCGGCTATCGGGAAATGGATATTATTGCTGATCTGCTGGATGAGATAGACGATCTGCAGGAGCGGCGCAAGCCACTGCAAGACAAAGACCTGCAGGGCGTGATCGACGCACTGGAGCACCCTGCAGGGATTAACGCGGCAGGTAAACAGGTGGTGCGCCTCTACTTGGTGGAGCTGCAGGAACGCCGCAAGGCCGACAGCGAGCCGGTGGCGTTCACCGAGAAGCACGAAATATCGAACATGCATGCGACAGGGCTTTATCTTCGTGCGTGGCCCGCTGACCGGGCGCGTAATGCTGTCGAAGGTTACACAATCCCGCTCTATCGCCACGCGCCT